AGAATTGGAGTTGTAATTATGAGTAAAAAATTTGTCATCACTTTTTCGAATTGCACGGAGCACGGAGTAGAGTCGCCCGAAAAAATCTATAATCAATCGGTTATAGAATACGTTACTGAAATACTTGCAGCAGCCGCAAAAAATGAGGGTTATGACCTTGACAACTGCACTGCATATCCCGTACAAGGTATGTACAAGGGCGTTGCTGAGAGTAGTTTCCGCCTTGAGTATATATCCGATATACCCGCCGCATATATGATAGGACTTGCATTAGGGATTAAAGATGAATATAAGCAAGAAAGCGTATTACTTGAAAGCTATACAAACGGCGAATATAAAGCGCAGCTTGTATTCGATATTGATAATATAATCGAATTGTAATTATTTACAATTCGTTAATGCAGCCTATAGGCGGTTACAAGCCCGTGTAAATGCAGAGTAACGAATAAAATTATAGAACACAACTTTTTAACGGTTGAAATTTCAAAGCAACAAATTTATTACTTTTTCGGTTGTCGATTTGCATAATTCCGTCCGATGAGTAGCTGAGCGGTTCTCAGCCGAAACGCCCCTTGCGGGCGTCACGGATAACCAAATCCGAATATTATTTTTAGAAAGGGGATTTTCAAATGAAATCCAAAAACATCACCCGCACATTTATTGAAAGCGTTATTTGCTACACCCGTTTTGCCTTTGATAACGGCGAAATCCACGAAAGTGGCAATGACGAAATTGTTGTTGACTACGCCGTTGACGAAGCAGCCGCCAAAAAGGCCGTAAAAAAGCGCATTAAATCAGACTTGTTCCGCATTGACGAAATTCGCGCGACCGATACCCTTTACGCTTGCAGCGTTGAAGATTTTCTCAAAGTTGCTCACCCTGTCGAAGCTGAATAAGCACCACCGCGCGGGCGGCGCGTTATCCGCCCACTTATTTCACCGAAAGGAATTTGTAATTATGTACCAAATGTATATTACTAAAGAGAATATTCAAGACGCTGCTTATAAATGCCTTGCGGCATATTATGATGAGCGTTATTCTGCGGATATTCGGCGCGGCATTCGCCTTGCCTTTGCTGCACTTGCTGAAACTGTGCCTATGGGCAGCGAACTTTCACTTTTGTTTATAGCTGCTGCAAAGTCAATTCCCGTTTCCCGCAAACGCTCCAAATATGATTCGCCAGTCTTAGAGCTTTGCAAAAGGTTTGGTGAGATTCAATGAAATATTTTAAAGATTCTACATTCATTTTTGAAGCTTTAGTTTTAATGGGAACTATATCGGCAGTATACTGGATTTTCAGAATTTTAGCTATTTTAATGGTAAAGGGGATAATTTAATGACACTTTCACAAGCCGTTTTGTGCATTGACAAAGACTATTGCAAAAAGGTATCTATTTCCATAGAGTTTAGTAACGGTTCTCGAACCGAGGTATTCAAGTTTTCACCGAACTCTATAAACGAAATTTTTGTCCGCGTTTCTCCGCTTTCTCGTGTGCTTGCTTTCCTTGACCGCAAAGGCAGCGTAAATATTGTCGTTGCTTATACGGCTGAGCCGCACCCGCTTAGAAAGCAAATCGCCGAGCGCATATGGAAAGAAGAGCTTTATGTTTAACTTTCACCGTAAACTCACTTTGGAGCAGCGTATTTACAATGATATTCTTCACATTCTTTGTTTGTATGAGAATGAGGATATATATTTTATAGCTGCGATTGCTGCTCAAACTATTTACAAAAATATCAAAAACTATATTAAGGAGAATAACAATGAATAAAGTAATACTTGTAGGAAGAACCACTAAGGATATTGAAGTAAAAGAGATTAAAGTTAAAGGCAAAGAAGCCGCCCTTGTTGCAAATTTCACTCTTGCGGTTGACGATAGAAAGAGCGATGAAACCTCTTTTATTAACTGCGTTGCTTGGGGCAAACTTGCAGAAACTCTTGAACAGTACATTAAAAAAGGAATGCCTGTTCAGCTTTGGGGAAGATTGAGAACTCACGATTATGAAGATAAAGACGGAAATCGCCGCTTTGTAACTGAGGTTGTAGTTGAGGGATTTGAGTTTTGTCCGACTAATATCCCGCCTGAAAAGGAAGAAAAGAAAGAGGTAAAGCGTTATGGAAGAAAATGAGGTCAAGAAATCAAACCTTGACGAAATTGAAACACCGCAACTTAAAGAGCTGCTTCAAGCTGAACAAATTGTAAATAATGCCCTTGTTATGTATGCTTCTGTTCTCGCTGCTGTTGGTGCTTATGGAAATGCCAATCTTGCAACCAAACTTGCACAACCGCATTCTCAGGCAATCAATGAGATTATAAAGGAAATATCAAGCCGTAAAAAGCTTGATGAACAGAATCTATCGTGACAGATTTGGAAAAACGCAGAGAGGTGGGCAAAATGCTTACCTCTCAGCGTTTAAAAATGGGGCTGACGAACTTAGCGTTTGAGAGATATAATAACTTGCCGAAGTGTATGAGTTACAGGTTTGAAAATGGGTATTCATTAGTTGGTAAATATACTGAAAGACTTAAAAGTATGTATTCGCTTGATTCTGAGCAAATTATGGCTCTTGATAGTTTGAAAGAATGCAAAGAAGAACACCCAGATATATTCAATAAAATGAGGAGCGCAGGAATTAAGTTTATTTATATGAAAGTTACAAACGATAAATTTCAAACTCCTTTGTGTCTTGGAGAATCTATGACTGATTTATCTCTTAAATGCAAATGCGATTTATCTAATATAAGCAGATGTATTTCAAAATTTTTGTCTGGTGGTAAAAGTCGTTATGTTGTTACACTTGAGCCAGTATGCGAAGATGATGAAATAGAAGAACAGAGGTTAAAAGCTTTTTTCGACGGCGATGTAATAGAATGTATAAAATTAACGAGAAAAGGGCAAAGATTAGCGAAAGAGGAAAGGGGTGCATAAATTATGCGCAAAGGTATTGAAAATAGTACAAAAAAGCGTTGGAGCACTTCGGATTTAATTAAAATGTTTAATGCTAAAATTGAAATGGTTTCAAAATCTCGTCCTGAAATTGCTGATATTCAACCGCTCAAAAGAACCGAGCATTATTTAGAGCGATTCAAAACTTTAACTCCGCGAGAAAAAACAAGAGCGCGTAAAGTTATGCAGGATTATTTACAAGCGGGTTCGGAAGAACGTAGTGAAAAATATCCTAATATGACGAAATGGGGAGCTGAAAGTGCTGATAAATTTGTAAAGCAAACTAACAGACAGAAAGCTAAATACTATAAATCACCGTACCTTAAAGATATTGATAGAATGGGGTTAAGACCTCAGTTTGAATATATGAGCGCGGAACAAGCTAAACGAGCTGTGTATGCCCTTGAAAAGCAAACAGAAAGAGATATTCATATGACAGCCGCCCAATATAAAGAGAACTATCTTAAAGCGGTTGAAAATGAAATGGGAAAAGGTGGTCTATATACTTATGTTTCTGAGCTGCCCGAAGATATTTTGGTTGCTGCTTACTATTCAGACCCTGCAACTTTTGAAATAAAATTTGTTTATAGTCAAGATGAAAAAGTTATGCAGCAGCAGTATTTGCTTGAGCAGTTTGAAAGCTATGTTAATTCGCATTCAAATTGGAAATATGAAAATCCCTTTGAAGCGGAAGATGAATTTATGGTATGATTTACACCGCAGACTTTGAAACCACAACAGACTTAGAAGATTGTCGCGTGTGGGCTTGGGCATTATGCAATGTAAATAATACTAATGAATTTGTTTTCGGTAATTCGGTTCAAACGCTTATGGATTGGTGCAGCAAGAAGCGAAATCTTACTTTGTATTTTCATAACTTAAAATTTGACGGTGAATTTATATTGCAATGGTTACTTCATAACGGCTTTACAGAAATAATGGAAAATGGGGGGAAAGCAGCTTTTACGGCTAAAAGCTTCAAGACTTTAATTTCCGATATGGGACAGTTTTATTCCATTGAAATTTGTTTCAGCAGAAACAAGTCGGAACTTTATAAAGTTAAGATACTTGACAGTTTAAAGCTGCTTCCTTTTTCTATAGACCAAATGGCAAAGACTTTCGGGCTGCCTATATCTAAGTTAGAGATTGACTATAGAGCAAAGCGCGAAATAGGTCATATATTGACAGAGGAAGAAAAAGCCTATATCAAGAATGATGTAGCTATTGCAGCTATGGCACTCAAAGCGTTGTTTGATATGGGACTAACCAAAATGACAACGGCGAGTAATGCGCTGAACGAATATAAAACTTTAATGGGGAATCGCTTTAAGTATTGGTTTCCACCGCCCCAGTATGACACAGAAATAAGGCAAGCATATAAAGGTGGATTCACATATCTCTCTCCGCGATATGCTGATAAAGATGTGGGAAAAGGAATTGTTCTTGATGTTAATAGTCTTTATCCTGCTATGATGTATTATAAGCCGCTGCCTTATGACGAGGGTGTTTTTTATGACGGTAAATATCAGCAAGATAATGAATATCCTCTTTATATTCAGATTGTAAGGGTCAGTTTTGAGTTAAAGCCAAAGCATATTCCAACGATTCAGATTAAAGGTAATCTTTCTTTTGTGTCAACTGAATATCTGGAGAGTAGCAACGGTGAGATAGTTTCGTTAGCTCTGACTTCGCCAGACCTTGAATTGCTTCTTTCGCATTATAATTGCGATTATATTGAATATGTATGCGGTTGGAAATTCAAAGCGGGAACTGCTGCTTTCCGAAAATATATTGATAAATGGATAGGTGTTAAGATTGAAGCAACGAAAGAGGGTAACAAAGGTAAAAGAGCTATTGCAAAACTTATGCTTAACTCTCTTTACGGCAAGTTTGCAACTAACCCTAAGTGTCGCTCAAAACACCCATATCTTGGCGAGAATGGTGAAATAAAATATCAACTTGGTGAAGAAGAAGAACGCGCACCAATATATATTCCTGTTGCTGCTTTCATAACTGCGTGGGGCAGGTATACTACAATTACTTCCGCGCAAAAGGTTTATGACAGGTTCATATATGCCGATACGGATAGTTTGCATTTAGAGGGTACAGACTTTCCAGAGGGTTTGGATATAGACGATGTTAAACTTGGAGCGTGGAAAGTAGAAAGTGAATTTACAAGGGCAAGGTTTCTACACCAAAAATGTTACATAGAGGAAATAGGAAACGAGCTAAAAATAACCTGTGCAGGAATGCCAAAAAGTTGTTACCCCTATGTAACTTGGGAAAACTTTCACCCAAACGCAAGCTATAAAGGCAAACTTAAACCGCAGCACGTTAATGGCGGCATTGTTCTTGTTGATACACCAATGACTATAAGAGAAAAGAAATAGCCCCGACTTTGGTTGTCGGGGCAATTTTATTACTTAAAATAAATATTAGAAATAACAAGCTGAGGAGCACCGTAAATAAACTGGTTAGAGCCTACGCAAATATAGTTTGAGGAATTAACACGGCTAATATCCATAATATATTTGCCTGCTCCATTTAATTCAAGTTTGATAGGCGGGTTAACAACGTGAGTACCGTCAAGCTCTTCTTTAATGGTGGTTTTCTGTGCTCCATATCCTATAACACCTGAACCCGATTCAACCTCTATAACAAGCTGCTTATAAGGACTAAAGTCATAAGGGCGAAGCGAACCTGTTGCAAGGGTATCGCCTATATTAACATATCCGCCAATTTGCTTTTCTTCTCGCACTTGCTCGCCGCTTGGTACATACCACGTTACCCAGCTTAGAGTGTAAGGCGAAAGTTTTAATCTTCTTGCACCTGCGGGCGAAAAAGAAAGTCCATAGCTTTTTTCCGCCCCTTTGCTGCCCTCGAAGAAATCAGCGTCACCTGCTTTATAAATCCAACGAGCAATTTTAGAAAGGGATTCAATAATTCTGCGTCTTGCAATCATCATTTTGTTCACGCAGCAACACCCCAGTTCTTAAAGAGCATATAGCCTTTGAAGCAAGAGAACTCCCATACTTCGTTAGCTGATGCCTTAGTAATATCATCACCATCAATTCCGCTAAATCCTGTAAGAGTAGGAACAATAGGAACATTGGGGAATCTAATATAACCGTGGTTTTCAGCAGTTTTAGCGCTGTCACATACAAGGGTAAGAGCAGTAAACTCTTTTATAGTGTACTCGGTGTTATGAGCAAGAATAGTATCAACAACACCAGTAAGTGTTACTTCCTGAGTTTTGCCCTCGCAATACTGTTTAAGATATGCAAGGTTTACTGCACTCTTATCAGTAGTAGGCTCTGCTATATTTCTGAGCTCAACAGGCTTTCCAGAAGTGGGAATATCTTCTCCACCACCAAAGTAAAGACGATAGTCGTCATCAATACTCGCACCCATAATACTTACAACGCTTTTTCCATTATTTTCTCCGAATCCAATTATGCGGTTATTAATGAGGTAGTGACCGCCCATATCCAATTCACCGCTCATAGTATCGCCAGTTTTCTTTACGAAAGGCGCGGCATTGGTGTATTCTGCACTTTTAAGGTAAGTGTCGGTAACATAATAGCCTACAGCATTATTGCTACTCTTATATGCGCCATACATCGGCATTGCATTAGCTTCGTCATTTACTTCAAGGCGGCTATCACCCAACGTAATTCCTGCTTTTATACCTTCGTCCTGAAACATAAGTACAGTATTACTGATATGCGATTCACCAATACTATTTAATCCTATGCCGTTTGTGGCAATAAAATTATTATTCCAAACGTAATCACCAGTCGGCTCATTAGTACCGTCCAGTCTGAGATACATAGTATCAGCAGCCGATTCAGTAAGACCACCCTGAGTTGCTTCAATTACAGCAGCAGCAATTTTATCATCAACATACTTTTTCTGAGTATAGTCATTGTTGTTGATAGGCGCAGTATAGGTCTGTCCACGCAGAGTCTGCATAGTTGCCATAATTACACCTGCTGAGGAATTGACAAATCCAGCTCCATTGTTGAATAGCATTTTATTTGCGCCTTTAATTTCATTGTTGCCCATAATAATATCGCCGCTCATAGTGCCACCACGCAGAGGGAGATATTCACCAGAACCGAGAGAAGCAGTAATCGCGTCATCTACATACTTTTTGTTTGCGCCCTGCAACGGCTGAGTAGGACTAGGAAGCCAACATTCGGTTTTAACATCAAGGTTAGATACAGTAGCCTTACCTGAAACAGTAATGTTTTCAAGTTTGGTAGTACCTGTACCAATGCCGTCAACTTTTTCAATGTACGGAAGCTTTACAGTACCGTTCTCCATTTGCGTGAGGGTCTGCTGAATCTGAGCAATGGTGTTCTGCATACCATTAACAATATCAATAAGATTCTGAACAGTCTGCTGCAAAGTGTTAATAGTCTGTTTAACCTGTGCAAGGTCAGCTTCGATAGTATCAACTCTTTCAACAAGCGCATTGTAGTTGTTTTCTACTTCGGTAAGGCGTACATTGAAAGCTTCAAGCTGTTGCAGGAACTGAGTAAGCTGCGCGTCAATTCTGCTAATTTCAGCTTCGGTATAATTTTTAAGGTTCAGGATAGAAAGCTGATTCAGCAGGGCAGTATATCTCAACTGCCCATAATTCTGAATAAGCTCTGCAAGCTGTCTGTCATAATCATTTTTGTAATGAGCTTTGCGGGTGATATACCAGAACGCTTTAGCTTTTACCTGATTAGGCAGAGTAGACGGAACGAATGCGTTTTCTCCTTTATCAAGAAGCATTGCATTATTACCAGTAGAAAGCACTACAGCAATATCGCACCCATAGCCTTTGAGAATATCTGCGCAAGCTTTAGAAGAAAGTCCCCTATTGGTAAGTCCCTGTTTTACCTGATTTGCGTCAGAACCTGCACTTACGAAAAAGACTTCTTTGGTAACGGTGTTCTGACCCATAGCAACAATGGGAGCAACTGCTGCTGCAACTTCGTCTTTAACTTCACCGTCAACTATGATTCTGCCAACGCAGCTCATAGAGTTTTCAACACCGTCATTCAGAAGCTGCGACTGATTTATAGCATTAGCATATACACGCATAGTGCCGTTGCGCGTAAAGGCTACGCAGTAACCCTCGCCGCTTTCAACAGAGGGAAGCGGAGCACCTTTGTAGAAGCAGTTACCTACCCAACCAGTTTCACCAACTTCGCAAGAAGCGATAACCTGAGCGCATTCAATCATAGAAGCGTCATCAATAGGCTGTTCAAGGTTGCTGTTAGTGGTGTTATCATAAGCGAGTTTAAGCTGCATTCTGATAGGCTCGCCGAATCTGTCTACAACTTTTTTGCGAGTTACACAGTAGGTATTACCTTCGTCTGCATAATAACCCTGCTCGGTGCTGACTTCACAATCGCCATAGTAAGCTCCGTTAGCTTCTGCCGCGTGTTCAAGGTTTCTAAGAGCCTGATAAGAGTTTGCCATTACATCATTATATGTTGCAATACAAGTGTTTACGCGGTCAGTCAAGCCATTCATTGCTTCGTACAAGTCCATACCCTGACAAACAGAGGGTGCAGGGGGAACACACGGCATAGGCTTAGGCATAGGCGGGGGACAAGGCTGCGGCTGAAAAGGCGGCGGGTACGGAGCACCACAAGGCGGTGGCGGAGTAGGGCAGCTTGGTTTGGGCGGACAAGGATTGTTACAAAAAGCTGGCACATTAGGAATGTGGTCATCATAGCAATCTTTGAAATGAATCATAATTTAATACACCCCCATAAATAAAGAATTTAGTTCTTCCACAATCATCATATCAATGTTGAGGAATGTTTTTCTATACTTAACCAAAAGTTCAGAGGGGTCAAAACCTCGTCTACCTTTGGTTTCAGCACTTTCTTTGTTTTGTTCTGTTTGCTGTTTATTACCGAGTTCAAGAGCAGAAATATTAGAATCTGCGGTTATGCGACTTTCGCCGTCTGTTTTGCTGTCGCTCTTAGTATCGGTGTTAACAGTACCAGTACGAGTAGTTACTGAATTTCCTGTAGTATCTTCATCATATACAGTTTTATCAGTTGTATCTGTAGTTGTGTCTTTATCTCCTGTTGTATTGCGAGTACCTTTGCCGTTAACGAATGTTTCAGTTGTTGCATATTTAGCATTAACAATATTGCCGTCTTGATTTATGCTATTACCCAACTGAGTTTGAGGGTCATCACAAAACACGGTAGTTTGACTATTCGTAGTATTTTCCTGTTCGCTATAGTTTTGGTTTTCCACGCTATAAATAACGCGGTCTGTATTAGCGTCTTTTGTGCCTGTGGTGTCAGTTACATCTTTAAGGTTATTGGTAACGAGATTATTACCCTCAGCGTGACCAGTATCGGAGTATACATTTTTGCTATCAGCGTTTCTTGCTTCGGCACTCTGTTTTCCGTTCTGCTCTGCCATAGCTCTTTCGTGTGCTCTTTGCTCTTCAAAGTAGTCAGTAGCAAGAGGGTCAAACTTAATCATTTCAGAAATATAGAGCTGATTATAATAAGGCATAATCTCGCGCATTTTTCTACGCAGATAAAAGTTAAATCTATCAGGTGTTTCTGCGCCAATCTCGCGGAAATAATAGTGCTCTATAATTTTATCATTAAGTTCTTTTCTATGACATTCGTCAAAAATGGGGTAATCATCAAGGGCAAAGTGAAAACCTCTATCTACAAGGGAGCGAATTTCAATAGTATACTTAGCCACCAAAAACACCACCTTTTTGAACTTCCCTATCTACTTCATCTTCATAATTTTCTGTAGTAGTAGTAACACCGTCAAGAGTGATAGGCGCAGTATTCTGTCTATAGTCTACAGAAATGTTAGTGCCAAACATTTTGTTGATTTCATCTGCCGCCTGTCGGCGTGCGTTTAGCCCAGTATAACGCTGAGCGTAAACAGAACCAAGGTTAGCACTAATTTCCGAACTAAGAAGCCGTTCCTTTTTAGCGATTGAGTTCTCAATACCAAGAACTGAAAGGCATTCAGACCAAACCTCTTTTTTAAGTTCATAGAGCGGAGTAAAAACTTGCGGTGCGTCTGTCTTATACACGCCTATGTTCTTTAGGTCAAAGTCTTTGTCAGCTACAATCACAGGGGCATTTCCTACAAACTGCTCATAGGCATTTTTTAAGGTAAGACGCATTTCTTCACTACCATAAAGAAGAACAGGGGTTTTCTGAGCTTGAACATTTACTTCTATTGTTCTATCTATATCAGCTAAACGCCTTGCGTATATATCAGCAATATATGCTGTGGGAATACGCAAATAGTTATTGTAGATAAGAACGCTATCTTTTTCACTAAGCTGTTTTTGATAGCCGTTTACTGCATAAGCCCTACGCTGAGTGGGTACTTGATACATATTGAATTGACCTGCAACAGCTACTGTAAGACAGAGGTTTCCAAGTTCTTCATCATTAAAGTAAATCATTTCTCCTTTAGAAAAAAGTCCAATTTCAAGAAAGCGTTCATCAACCGTATCAGGCAAATTGCTCCATTTATAAGCGTTACACGCTATTTCCATAATACGATTGAACCAATATTCATAAGTAATATTATTTAGGAAGTTAGCTACCTTTGCCCCCGCTTTCTTATCGGGAACTCTGCGATAGCTAAATCCGTCAACCAACATCATCTGTTACCACCTCTTTCTTATCTCTATTGGAAAGAGAGTAATTACCTACATCAGTAGTGTGCCAAAATCTAACACCCCTATTATACATAGCTTTAATAACCGCCATATCTTGAACAGGCATAGAGCCGTTGATAATAACATTGTCAGTTTTCACATAGTTCCAACTTTCGCGGGAATCTTCGTTAGGAACTTTAACAGCATTAGTGGCATAGCCGTACATATCAAAAAATTGGTCTAATTTAACTGCTTCTTCAAGAGAGGGACAAATATGATAGAACCGTATCTTAGCATTTTCCTTAGCTATAACAAATTCTTTTGCTTCATCTGGCTTGCCGCACATATTCACCGAAGAAGCCATAATACCACTTAAAGGCATATAGGGCAAATGCAAATTGTTAGAAGAAACATCTTGCCCTGTGCTACCAGTTGGAGCGGGAATGTCAGCAGGTGAAAGAGGAGCTTCATAAGCAGATTGCGAGGACGCTATATATTCCGCAACGCCAATTTGCTGTTTAACTGCCGCATTCATTGTTTGCCTATTTAATTCAGAAGCATATATCATCCAACTAACCCCCCTCCTAAAGCGGTTAAACCGACTTTCAAAGCATAATCAAGAGTGCGTTTAAGTGCTTCAATAGCACCATTACCTGCCACAGATGTTGACGGAAAACCTGCAATTATAAAACCGTTATTCCAGTTTTCCTCCCCAATACCAACTTCATACCCAATCGGGCAAACTTGGACAGCGGGGGGATAAGTATATTTCCACCTAATTCTAAATTGAGGAGCAGACGGTGTAAATACAGGGTTTTCATTTGAAAGCCCCCATATACCGAATTTCTCATAAGCGTAGGAAACAGTATTAGAGCACATATCCGTTACTTTAAGATAACAAAATGGGTAGCTAAAGCACTTTTTGTATTTTGGAGTATAACCTAAAATATTTGTTGGAACAGCAGATTCAAAGGTTTCCTCTTTCATTGCATAAGGTGTATTCCCTAAAGCGTCTGTATAATCCGCGCACTTAAAGGGCAATGACTGAACAGCAACAATTTTATTTTCGTTATCCTTAGTAAAATAACCTTGAATAGCTGCTTTCAATACGGTGGGAGAGGGATTAACAATAGGCAAAGCTGTGCAATATATGTGGTCTTGATAATAACTATTTGTTATCTTCCCTGTATCATCACTCATAACCCAAACAGCAGCCGCATTAGTGCCGTCACCATAAGTAAACACATCTTCCTTATTGACAAATGACGCGTTAATAGAAATTGGCTCAGGTTGGCTATTCGCAAATAACTGGTCATCTTTTGGGTGCTCTCTTAGCACCATACTTGGCTTTACCGTATAATCAAACTGATAAGTTTGGTAACTGTCTATCTCATAAATAATCTCAGTATTTTCAGGGCTAATATAATTTATTTTACGGATAAAAGCATAAAACCATTTAGAATTAGAACTTGTGTTTTGGAACATTACATAGTTACAATCATAATAGTTATCAGCTATGCCGGGAATTCGACAGGACAGCGCGCCCCTTGGATAGGCAACGCTGTTATTAACCCTCTGATAAGAGCAGTTAGTAAAACTCCAAGGGGCAAGTCCTGAAAAGAATGCTGCCTGTTCCGCCTTGCTACCAAACTTAATTACATCGGTATAAGTATCATCACAAGGCGCACCCTTTATTAGCTTGATAACCGTTAAAGGGTTATATTTTGCCATAATTAGTTCACCGTAAGATTGTAGACGTAAGTGGTCTTATCACCAATTTCGCCGCCAATGTTAAAGTATACTTTGATAGCAAACTTATCACTAGCTTTTGCACCAGTCATAGTAGGAGCTACATCTGCAATCCAATAAAGTGCATTATTGTGCATAGCAGGAGTAAGAGCAACATCTGCTTCAACTTCTACATTGTTCTTAGTCACTCTAACTACAGGCGGTTTAGCACCAACACCCTGAATTGCAATCTTAGCTACAGTTGCAATGCTTGTGGCAGTTACAGTTGCAGGATAAGCTGTCCAAGTAGCGGTGTATGCCTGAGGTGCAGTATAAGTGGTAGTAGCGTCAGTAGTGAAAAGAATGGCGTTGGCGAAGAGAGAAGTGGAATAAGTTCTCCAAACGTGGTAGAAATAGTTCCAATACATACCCTCGCCGTTATAGTTCTCAGTAAAGTTGGTAAGATTATCGAAAACCATAAACCAATCTTTATCTACAAGAGCTGCACACGCGCCAGTAAGAGAACCGAAGTTATCTATAAGAACGCGCTGTCCCATAAACTGAGCTTTATCCATATTGAAAGCAGAAGCAAGAACATCAACGTCCATAGCCGCGTCAAGAGCTGCGTCAATAATAAGAACCTGTTCAGACTTCGGGGTGTGAGTAGTTACACCGTATGCGTTATAAGCATTGGACATAAATTCAAGCTTGTTGGAATAACTCTTAAACTGTTTAACAATCTTTTTAAGAGGAACTTCGGGGTCATCAACGTCCCATTCAGGAATGCGAACAAGCTTCATCTGTCCTTTATTAGCAGCGTCAACAATGAGCTGTTTCATATAAACATACTCATCTACTTCGCTTCCAGTATAAAGGCTATCAACAATCTTTGCAATAAGGTCGTTTACACCCTCTACAGAAAGAAAAGCTTGACGAAGCTGCTCGTTGGAGATAGTAGTTTTATAGAAGTTCTGAACATTGAGCTTATGGAAGATAGCAGCAACATCAGGAATTTCACGCTTGAACACTTCTTTCTCTGCAACAGCAGGGTCAAACTGGTGGGCTTTTGCAATCTGGACGAATACTTCCTCAATGGTTTCGCCATATTCAAGAGTTCCTTTCTTGAACATTTTGAGGGGGTTAGTATAGGATTTAGAAGTAATTATAACTCTTGCAATCCTATTTACGAGAGCACTAAGGAACTCATTCTGCGTAGGCTGATAAGACAGCATAGCATTACCGATTTCCCTAATGTTATCTCTGGTCGCTTCGGGGATTCTTTCCTGATAGGAAACGGAAGCGTTTGCTCTAATAGCGTTCAATACATCAATAGCAGACGCATTAAACACAGGAGTTGCGGGAATAGTAGGCATTAAAATTCATCTCCTTGTTAGTGAATATCTCTCTGTTTGAACAGAGCTTCAAATGTAAGATTTTCAGAATCTTTTTCTAAATCTTTTTTCTGGTCTTGTTTTACTTCGGGAATAGAGCTAAAGAACCTTTCACGGTACTGCTTTTTCAAGTCGCCGTATTTTTCGCTGAACCGTCTACCGTCATTGTCAAAAACATCAACCTCGGTAAACTGCGGTTCAGTTCTGTCCTGCTGAATATCATTCAGCAAATTCATTACTTCTTCATTGTCGCCGCTCAGTTCGCTAATGCGGTGAATATGAGCGGTAAATTCTTCTGCGGAAAGTGACATAGTTAAGCTCCTTTCTATTCTAATAATGTTAAGGGTCTGTCAAGATAAATGGGGTCACGATATTCGTACAAAGTATCTACAATAACGTGACTTCTCTCAAATACCAAATATTTAAATTGAGTGCCAAAAGCTTCAAAAGCCAAGTATTCACCATGCATATTAATTAGGCAACCTAAAGGTGATAAAATAGTATCACTATATCTATTCGCCATTACATATTGATTGCCGTGGCTAACGCCGTCATCCCAACCAGTATAAAAATCACGGGTATAATAAAGGTCGCCAGTGTCATTGTTATCCCCAATTAAATTACAGTTAAATTTTATGTCAGACATTACAGCACCGCTATATTCTGACATTCCAAAAAATAACCAATTATATGGGTAATCAGTGAGAACACAATAAATGCTAATGGGTGAAGTATAATCTGTGTGAAAATTTAAAAAGAGTAAATAACCCTCTTCTTTAATCTTCCATTTAACACCCTCAATATCATAAAGCAAAAATCCGTCATAATCCAAAGGCAACGAATAATCACCATTAGGCGCATAATCTAACTTCTTGACTAAAAGCTTTTCGGGCGTATCAGGTACTAATAAATAAAGGGTGGGCATATAAACAGGTGGAATCCATATCGAAATTAAATCATTTTTTTACATTTCTTTTGACAGCAATGGCATTCGCACCCACACTCTGTTTCTACACCGTCATTGTAATCAAGCCAAGGAAGCTGCAACCAATGTGTCCAACCTCTACCTGCCACTTTAGTTTTTACAACACCGTCACCGTATTTTCCAAGAGTACATTCTATACATTCACCGTTGCCAATGTAAACGCCAACGTGTCCTTTCATATACAGAATAAGCCCCTGAATTTCGGGAAGTGTTTCGATTGTGCCTTTGGTCTTAGAAACAGAATACATACCTCTTGTATTGGTGTCCCATTTGCTTTTGTACTTAGGGGAGTTAATACCGCCAAACAAATAAGACTTAATAAGTCCTACACAATCACAGCCATAATAATTTCCGATTTTGGTCTGCAACTGTTTTACCCTTGCTTCGCTGTAATATTTGGGGTACTGTTTTTTCTTGTAGTCAATAAAAGCCTGAGTTACGGTTTTCATTAACCCGCCCCACATATAAACAGTTTTCCAACCAAGAGCCTGTTTACAGTATTCAACAAGTCCCTTTGCAGTAAATTCGCTCATTATATCACTCCTTTTTTACATCAAGCTTTTCAAGCTTCTCATTAAGAGTGTTAATGCTTATTTTCAAATCGTCAAACATCGGAGTAATCTTTTTGATATACCAAACAATAAATGCTCCCATTGCTACGCAAGCGGCAATAGGAAAGCCAACTCCGTTGACAATCTGAATAAAATCATTTACATTCATTAAAATCATCTCCTAATATAATCTAACTGAATCACATTGTCATTTTAAGAATATCCTGACAAATGTTTTTCAAGTTGACATTTTCAAACCGAACATAGCCATCTTTATATGCCTTAATGAAACGGTCAAACATACTTGAACCGTGACCTTTAAGCAATACTGTGTTCGGTTGGTGGTCATCAAGCGTAACAGAGTAAGAAATCAAACCTGAGGGGTCTACATCGTTACTGCAATAATAAAATCCTGAAACACTATCACGCCATATACCGTACTTATCACCCCGATAAACAATAGCAAACTTATAAGAAGCTGTAGAAGGCTTTTTCTCTACAAATACTGAACTATCGCGCAAAAATTTATTGTCTATAGCATACGCACCATAATCAGTATTCTTAATAAGCTTTCCAAATCGCGTTTCTTTCATTGCATTAGAGTGCTCATCATCTTCAACCACTTCTATCAGTATATCATCTTTAACACGGAAATTTGAGCCGTAGGGCAGTTCTATACCAAAATAAGTGAAATAAGGATTGGTAATAGAAATAGCATTTGAAAGAAACCACACCTTAACATCTCTCATTCGAGCGATAGTAGAATAAGCTTCTAAGAAGTTTGTAACTTCATCAGGTAGATAACGCACATAACCCTTATCTATAATAAACTCGTCAAATATTATAGTAGCTACTTTATCATATGGAATTGACTTGCATATTTTAGAAGTTGAAAGCGGCATAGAATAACCAAAAGGCTTTTGGTCAATATAGAAAGTGCCTTGATAATATTTGAATTTATGGTCAGGGAACTTAAATTCAATATCATCAAAGAATCTTTCCATATTCTTTTCTTTAAGCTCCTCTTTATAACGCCGCATATAAACAAATTCTTCGCCACTCTTTAAATAGGCGTTAATTACATCTTCCTTTTTACAGAATGTTTTACCAACGCCACGAGCACCTAATATAAAATTAAATAAACAGTTACGGGATTTTGCTGCTTGACTTGACCAAAACATAATATCATTCCTTTCATTTAGCGGAAGAAGAGGGGCGCGACGGTTGTCGAAGCCGCATAGGTGAAAGGAGCAAAGACCTGTTTTACATTAAACTACGCGCCCGTGTGGGGGCGTCTGCTTTAGGGGGAGCACGCCATAAGAACCCCTATCGTTACGCGATAAGCGGGAAAATTCCAAGTGTCGTCTTTCCGACTGCCATTACAAAGAAATAGAAAATAGATTCTAAAGGGCAAGCCCATTGGTGAGAATATTTGAGTAGTATT